AAAAAGGCGACACTGGAGCAACTGGCGCTACTGGTCCACAAGGTCCTCAAGGCGTTCAAGGTCCGCAAGGCCCTCCTGGTTTTACTGGCGCGGCTGGTCCTGCTGGTCCTGCAGGTCCTCAAGGACCTAAAGGCGACAAAGGTGATAAAGGCGACAAAGGAGATAAAGGCGATAAGGGTGATCCTGGTACTGACCACGATCCAGCTGTTGTGGTTGCCTTGGATAATCGCATTACAGCGGTTGAAAATGACCTGGCGACATTATCTTCTCGTGGTCTTGTTTTAACGCCAGGCGCAACTACCTTTTACATGCTTGATGGAATTACTCCACAGGCCGCTGAATCCGTTATTGGTGCGCCTGCTTATGGCGGGGTAACAGGTTTGTGGGACGAGTGGGATGATTCTGGAACACCTCGATTTTCTGGTGCAAAGTTTCGTATGGATGCCTTTGGCTCGGTAAACGCAGCGATTTCTAAAACTGGCGATCTTTCGCTTAAGGTATTTAAGAACGGAACCTTATTGCTTGATGGTGTTTCTTCTGGCACCGAAATCATTACAGAACTAATCGAAGACCTTGTGCCTGGCGATGTTATTTCTGTGAAGTGTTGGGGTACTGGGACTGTGTACTATGTTGCAATTCAGATAACCATGCCTACGCCTATATAAGGTTTTCAAATGGACTCATTTTTACAAGATCTGCTCGTCGAATGTTGTCGGTCGACAAAGGTTTTGGCAAAAACACTTTTGCCTGAACGCTTTTCCGCGCCGTTTTCGACGTATCTGCACGATCCGATTTTTGACTTAATCGACTCTGACGCGCCGCGTATAGCCATTGCTGCTCCGCGTGGTTCTGGCAAAACCTCCATATCCCTTGCCAAGGCCATGCAGAGTATCTTGTTCCGCCAGCGTCGTTTTGTGACTTGGGTTTCAACCTCGCACGATGTTGCCACCATGCAGACTGAAAACCTAAAGCGTGAAATGATTACTTGCCCGGAAGTAAAGAAAATCTTTGGCTCCGTGAAAACTCGTGGTGCGTCAGAGCTCGATGAAAGTTTTTCTAAAAAATCTTGGGTCGGCTACGATCATACATTGGTGCTGCCTCGTGGATGTGGCCAGCAGGTTCGTGGCATCCTGTTTGGTTCGTCTCGACCAGACTTGTTAATCGTGGACGACTTGGAACATCCTGAAGAGATTAAAACGGACGAACTGCGAATCGCCAGGAAAACTTGGTTCTGGGCCGACTTGATGAAGTGTACTTCGCGCTTCGACAAGAACTGGAAAATTATCTACATTGATACGTTGAAGCATGAAGACTCCCTTTTGCAAGATCTGCTTGATTCGAAAGACTGGGAAAGCGTCAGGCTTGAGATCTGTGACGATAATCTTGAGCCAACTGCTCCTGAGATCATGTCCAAGGCCGAGATTGATGCTGCTTATGAGTCGCATGAAGAACTCGGTATGCTGGACGTTTTTTACCGTGAGTTCCGCAATCTTCCAATCGCAACGGCGAATGCGTCGTTCCAGCAGAAATACTTCAAATATTTCGACGAATCTGATGTGGCGGAGAAAAAACTTGAAAACGTCGTCATTGTTGATCCGGCTAAAACGGTAAACATGAACTCCGCGGATTCAGCAGTAGTCGGAATTGGTATTGACACCTTGGGAAATTCTTTGTATATACGGGACATCGACGCACGAAAGATGCACCCTGACGAGTTGTACGATGCGGCTATTAACATGTGCGTTAGGTTAAACGCCCGAGTGTTGGCAGTCGAAGTAACATCACTGAATGAGTTTATTACGCAGCCGTTTAAAAACGAACTTTCTCGCCGTGGCTTGCATTACATCGAGTTTGTGGAACTTAAAGCTCGTGGCGGTACGAGGGCAGAGTCCAAAGAACAACGTGTTCGTGCATTGGTTCCGTACTATCGTCAAGGCTTGGTTTACCACAAGCGCGAAGCCTGTCATGGGCTGGAATCCCAACTGATGGCTTTTCCTCGAGCAAAGCGCTGGGACATTATGGATGCTACAGCGTATGTGATCGAACTGCTGGATGTTGGTGAACGGTACTTTGAACCGCCTGCAGATGCTGACGATTACGACTTTGACAACGATCCAGTACTTGCTGACTTGGATAACGACGCGCCAATTGAAAACTGGCGTTGCGCATAAAGGAGTTAACAAATGCCTAATATAGTAACCGGAAGTTCGTATCGCCAGGGCATGTCGTTCTACGATGTGAATTATGATTATGACTATGGCGGACTTACGCTTAAGCCCGGTAGCCTTGGCGGCAAGCTCCACAAGCGCATCGTCACGGAAGTGATGGACAAAGCACGGGCATCCCATAGTGTTATCTCGAATCGTTTTTCTTCCTGGCGAGATATAGACAAGCTTTTGACTACTTACGTTGCACCTTCGGAGGACGATAAGCAGGTCAAAGCTGCAGATCCAAACAAGCCTACAACCATCGTCTTTCCGTACTCGTACGCAGTACTGGAAACAATGCTTACGTACTTGAGCGCGGCATTTTTCCAGGATCCGATTTTTCGCTACAGCGGATCGTCTCCGGAAGATACCCTCGGCGCCATCATGCTGGAGCTGACGGTGCAGAAACATTGTCAACGCAACAAGGTTGCACTTTCACTGCATACCATGTTTAGGGACATGTTGGCATATGGTATCGGACCTGTCGCTCCCGCCTGGGAGGTTCGCACTGGCATGCGGCGTGTTCAGCGTGCGCAAGGCACGTTCCAAGACACGATAAATCGTCTTATGGGCCGTAAGCCTGTTGAACAGATGGAAGAAGGCGTTCTGTTTGAAGGCAACGTGCTGCACAATATCGATCCGTATTGTGTACTGCCTGACCCGAGTGTTTCTGCGCACAACATTCAGAAGGGCGAATTTTTCGGTTGGGTTGAGAACACGAACTTGACCACACTGCTTTCGCGTGAAAAGGTGGATGAGAATTATTTCAATGTTCGTTATTTACACCACATCCAGGATCGCCGTGTTGACTTTGGGCTGAACAACTCTGCGCGAGACACTAAGCACAAAATCAGCCAGGACGCAATGCAGGACAAAACAAAGCTGTGTCAAGTAGTTCACATGTACATAGACTTGCTGCCTGCTGAATGGGGGCTTGGCGAATCTGCGTATCCCGAAAAGTGGTTGTTCAGCGTGGCTGCTGGCGAAGTCGTTGTCCAGGCGCGGCCACTGAACCTGAACCACGGCATGTATCCGGTTACTATGGCCGCTCCAGATTATGATGGATACTCTGTTGCGCCTATCTCGAAGCTTGAAACCCAGTACGGTTTACAGCATACGTTGAACTGGCTTTTTAACTCTCACATAACGAACGTGCGCAAGGCGTTAAACGATATGTTCGTGGTGGATCCTTATATGATTAACATTAAGGATTTGCAAACACCAGAACCAGGCAAACTCATCCGTATGCGGCGTCCAGCTTGGGGTCGCGGAGTTCGTGACGCCGTAATGCAGTTAAGCGTTAGCGATGTTACACAGAATCACATCGGCAACGCTTCGTGGATCATCAACTGGATGAACAACCTTGTGGGCACGGACGAAAGCATGATGGGCTCGATGCGGCAGGGTGGGCCGGAGCGCTTGACGAAAGCTGAATATCAAGGAACGCGCCAGTCCTCGATGTCACGCCTGGAGCATATGGCCAAGGTCGTTTCAATGCAAGCCATGCAGGACATTGCGTACTTTTTCGCGTCGCACACACAGCAGTTGATGTCGGAAGAAACTTACGTCAACACAATTGGTGAGTGGGAAGCTCGGCTGAAAAAGGAGTTCAACATCACACCGCAGAACAATCGCATGAAAGTGTCGCCCAAGGACCTGCTGATCGAGTATGATGTGGACTATCGTGACGGAGCTATTCCTTCCCCAGATTCCGCAAGCGTTTGGATGGAACTGTTCCAGGTTGTTGCGGAGCATCCGGAACTAAATCAGCGCTTTGACATAGGGAGGATCTTCGAGAAAATTGCCAGATCTCACGGAGAAAAAAACGTCCAGGAATTTTACCGTCTGATGCCCGATGAACAGGTGATGAACGAAGTAAACAAGGGGAATCTGGTTCCTCAAGCGCAGGTGGCAAATGGGGTTGGAGTGCAATAACAAGTTTCGTTCCTCGCCCTTTTTAATGAAGGATTTCATGGAAGGGGCTGTGTGGCAGGACATTCTGCAAGAATTGCAGAACTGGGAAAATCGAATCATGGAAGAACTGGCCGCTCCAACATTCGACGCTTCAACCGGCCAGATGATTATGGGTAAGTCTGATCGTGTGCTGTATGACGAAATGCTTCGGGGATGCTTGAAAGCTATCGACAACATGCGAACGATTCCTTCAATTATTGTGGAAATTCAGGAACAGCAACTAGAACCAAAACAAGGACAGGAGCCTACTCATGACGAAGACGACGGAGAACAATTTGGATTCGACGAGTGATGCGAACGAAACTGGTTTTTCGGAATCTGAGTTCAGCGATCTGATGGGACTTGAAGAAGGTCCCGAAAGTACCGAAACGCACGCAGACGACGCTGACGAGCAGCATGCCGACGAGACTAATTCAGATGCGTCTGCGTCTGCTGGTGATGACAAAACTGGCGAAGCGCCTGATGCAGAACCGACCGAGGACTCCATCGAATACTGGCGCAAACGTGCCGAGGCGATGGAAGTCCAACTGGCAAATGCGTATAAGACAACGCCAGCCGAACCGGAGAAACCGGAAGAAGAAAAGCCGATAGAAGGTAGCACTCTGTTTGGGGAGTGGAAGTTCGACGACATCATCGAGAATGAAGATTCATTCAAGAAGTTTCTTGGTGACTTTGCGAACAAAGTTCGCGTGGCCACGAAGGAATCCATTTTGAAGGATCTTCCGCAGACGGTGACGCGGCTTACGACCGAACAGATCGAAACGCGCAAGATCGTGACTGAATTTTATGAGGACAACAAGGAACTGCAAACGGTCAAACCGTTCGTCGCGCAGGTGACAAACCAGGTCGCTTCGGAACATCCAGACTGGACGCTACCCCAGGTGCTGGCCGAGACCGCTGTACGTTCGTATAATGCTTTGGGACTGCGCAAAAAGGTCAGCGAAGAAAGCTCGGGCAATAAGCATAAAAAGCCCGCCTTCGTAGATGCGACCAGGTCGAGGCGCGGAGATCCGAATCCGCAAAAATCCAAGCTGGAAAAAGAGCTCGAAGAGCTCATGGAGTTGGAATGAGCGCTACCCTGGACAGATTTTCAAAAGAACAGTTGCACCAAACATTTTTTCCGCTTTCTGATGCGTCGTTTGAAAGCGGTAAGCTTTACCTTGGTGAACACGTTCAGTGTGTGGCAGGTACGTTGACTGGTGATGCTACGTATGTTTTGAACTTGGCTCCGGCTGGTGTGGCCGAGGGGTGCATGTGTAGTATCACGTTAAACGTGGGAGAAGACAGCACTTTGACCGTTAAGGACGGTCCAAACGTGTTGTTTGATGCAGTAACCGATGATAGCATTTATGCGGTTCTTTTTTGTGACGGGATTTCGTGGCATACAGTGTGGGATCGCAACGAGATGGTTGCCCTGAATGCTCGAATTCCTGTTCCGGAAGGTGGTACGGAAGACCAGTTGCTGGCAAAAGCGTCTGCGGACGACGGCGACTTGGAGTGGACCACCATCCCTAAAATTCCCGCCGGAGGCACAACCGGCCAGGTTTTGGCAAAAAAGTCTAATGATGACTTTGATCTGGAATGGATCACACCTTAAACTTTCAATGTTACGGAGGTAACGAAAATGCCTGGATTTCTTGGAATGCGTGGTAGTGGTGATTTTACTGTTGAAGGTCAGCGCCCGAAAAATTGGCGTGAGATGATTCTGTATCTGTACCCGAATGGCTCCGCGCCGCTTACGGCCATTTTGTCAAAGATGGCCAGCGAGAAGGTCGACGATCCGGAGTTTAACTGGTACACCAAAACGCTTTCGACTCAGGCCGGAACCATCACTGGTGTGTACACCAATGCAGCGCTGAATGCCGCTTATGCTGGGGCTACGGCTGTTGCTGGCGATACGCTTTATGTGAAAATGGCTGAAGCGGATGCCAAGGAATTCCGCATCGGGCATCAGATACTGCTTCGCAAAAGCGATTCGGTGGCGGTAGATAAAAACGCCAAGGTGACTGCTCGTACCCTGGCTGGCGCCAACTCGTATCTGACCATTCTGCTGCTCGAAGCGGATAACACCACTGGCGACGACATCAGTGATGCTACCCGCTGCCTGGTCATCGGTAACATCAACGCTGAAGGTGCGGGTATGCCTGATGCGATCTCGTATGATCCGGTCAAGATCAGCAACTTGACCCAGATCTTCCGGACACCTCTGGATATTACCCGCACAGCAAAACGCACGCGCCTGCGTACCGGTGATGCGTACAAAGAAGCCAAGCGTGAAGCGCTTGAATACCACTCCATTGAAATGGAGAAGGCTTTCTTGTGGGGGATCATGACTGAGCGCACCGGAGCGAATGGCAAGCCGGAACGTACTACCGCAGGCCTGATCCCGACGATCAAACAGTACGCTCCGAACAACGTGGTGGACTTCCG